ATATCTTCCATTAGGTATTGCAGCTACGACTGTAGCAGAACCTGCTAATGCTCCAACAATACCTGCTGCTAGACCTGCGCCAGATACAGGTTTTGATAAATATACTTTAGAACGTGAAAAAGTTCCACGCCCTGCGGATACAGAAGAAGAATTAACGAGAATAGCTTTAAAAGGCGGACGTACAAATTATTTTACACTTCCTCGTTATGTCGCTGAAGGTGGTTTAGTTGGTCTACAGCAAGGGGGTATGCCTATGGCACAACCTCAGATGCAAATTCCACAACAGCAGCAACAACCTACTTCAGCAATGGCAGCAATGATACAGCCGCCTGTAGCACAGCAACCAGTAATAGTACAGCCTGTTTCTCAACCACAGCCACAGCAGCAAATGCCTACGCCCACACCAGAGGCAGTTCAACCTTTTGACCCTATGCAACAGTATCGTCAAGCTTACATGGAAGTTGAAGGAGAACGAAGCAGAAAGAGTACTGCATTAGCATTACAACAAGTTTCTTCACTAGGTGCTATGGCACAACAAGCTTTACAACAAGATAAAGCATTACAGGGAGTTACTCCACAAAACCCTTATGTACCACCAACTAACTATGGTTCACAAGTAAATCTTGGTGCAGGATTTAATCAGGGAGGATTAATTCGTCTTTCAGAAGGGGGACAATCAAAATATTTTGAAGGTCAGGTAGAAGTTGAAAATGGAGACGGAATGTCAGACGAAGTTCTGTTTGACGTTGAAGGAGATAATCCTGATATGGCACTACTAAGCCGTGACGAATATGTTCTTCCTGCTGATGTCGTTGCCATGATTGGTAATGGTTCTTCCAATGCAGGAGCAGATAAACTTGACGATTTTGTTGAAGATGTTCGTGAAATGTCTTTTGGTACTCGTAAGCAGCAAAAGCAAATGAATGCGGAGAAGGGTCTACAAACACTAGTATCTTAATGAAGTTAATAAAAATAAATAGTAATGCTATAGAAGTAACTTGGCCGTATGTAAAAGATTTAGTTCAAAAACCAATTGATAGAACATTAGGTGAAAGAAACGTAGAAGATATATACTACAGTTTAATACATGAACAACTAACATTGTGGGTAGCTGTAGATAAAGAAGATGGTATAATTGGTATTATGATAACACAGATAATACATTATCCTCAATATAAAGTTTTATTATTATCTCTAATAGGGGCTAAACCACATACAATAAATAAATGGTTTTTAAAATCTTGGGAAAAATATTCTCCTCTTTTACAATATGCAAGAGAAAATAATTGTAAACGAATAGAAGGCTATGCCAGAGATGGTTGGCTTAAAATGATAGAAAAAATAGGGTTTAAAAAATACAACACTGTTGTTACAAAGGATGTTGAATACTATGATTGAGACTAAACATATTATTGCAGAACTTTCAGTTCAGGAAAAGATTTGCCTGTATAATGCTTTGTATGAAGACCTAGCAAATAAAGGTATTGATGGTGATACAGAACTTGCTCATGTCAACAAGGCAGAGATGGATGTTCTTCGTGCAATGGGTGGTTCTGGTACAATCAATCCTAATACTGGTCTTATTCAGTTTGGTGGTGGCGGTTCTCCCCCTCCACCCCCACCTGCACAACAAACAGTTACACAGCAGACTGAGTTTCCTACAGAACTAAAACCTTTTATTTCAGATGTACTAAGTAAAGCACAGGCTATTCAGGAGAAGCGTGAAGCTGAAGGTTTTATTCCTTTTGAAGGTCCACAGATTGCAGAATTTACACCTGAACAGGAAAAAGCTTTTACTGGCATTGAAGGCGTGGTAGGAGCAGGTCAACAGTTTTTTGATCCTGCTACACGTCTAGCTGCAGCATCTGCTTCTTCACCACGTCAAGAAGAGATTGAACAGTTTATGTCTCCTTACATGCAGCAGGTTGTTGATATTCAGCAGCGTGAGGCAAAGCGTCAGGCAGACGTAGCAGAACAGCAGCTAGGTGCACAAGCAGTTGGTGCTGGTGGCTTTGGTGGTTCTCGTCAGGCCATTCTTGAAGCTGAACAACAGCGTAATCTACAACAGCAACTAGGAGATATTCAAGCACGTGGACTAGCATCAGCTTATGAAGATGCACAGCGTCGTATTGCTGAACAGCGTCAGCGTGAACTAGCTGCTTCAGGACAGTTTGCAACACTAGGTCAAATTGCTCCACAGCAGCAGATTAGAGAACTTACTGCACTTGAAGCAATTGGTGCACAACGTCAAGCACAACGGCAACAGGCATTGGACATTGCTCGTTCACAGTTTGAACAAGAACAACTATTTCCTGAACGGACACTACAACAGTATCAGTCAGTTATTCGTGGTTTTCCTCTTGCACCTACTACTTTTACGACAACTCAGACAACAACTCCTGCACCTAGCTTTCTACAGCAAGCTGCTGGTCTTGGCACCGCTGCTATAGGACTTTCTAAAGCTTTTGGCAGTGCCAAAGGTGGTAAAGTAGATAGAAAGAATGGTCTAGGTTCTATTGTTGTTAAACGTCAAGCTGGTAGTCAAATTGGTGGTATGCAGTTTGGTGGACAAAAATTTGGTGGACAAAAATTTGGAGGAAGACGTTATGGTGGTTATAATCCTCGTTTAAAAGATTATCCTTATTCTCCAGAAAATGTAGAAGAATATAAAAAGAATTTAAAAGAACGTATTGCTGAGAAAGAAGCTATACTAGAAGCTTCAGGTATTGAACAAAGAGAAAAAATGCGTTTAGATGAAGAACGTAGAAGTTTAGATGAAGAACGTAGAAAACGTATTTCTCAATTAGAAATGCAACGTCCCGGTTTATTTTCTGAATTATTTACACAAACAAAAGATAAACCTGCTTTGGAACAACAGCGAAAAGATATTGAAGCAGAACTTAGGATGCTGCGTAATCAAACTTCACCAGCACTGGAAGGAGACAAGCAGGATATTGACGAGGGTGGTGCCGTACGTTCACCTACTCCTGCTGAAATGAGATTTGATACTTCCAACGCCTCTCCTTCTAAAACTTCTGATCCGTTAGCTGATTTAGGCAAAAATATTATGGATGAAGTAGACAGGAATGAGGCTTATGATTTAGGCAAAGGTACTCCTGTTTCTCCAATTAAGGCTAATGCACAAAAAGCAGAAGTAGCAAATACTCTAATCAGTGCAAAAGAAACTACTAATAACCCTTATAAAATTCAGACATACGATAAGATGCGGGAAGAATTTATGAATCTTTCCTCAAAGAAGAAAGACCTTCTTAAACAGCGTGAACAAGGACTTGATTCTGATCGTTGGCTGGCTATAGCTAATCTAGGTCTTAACATTATGTCTCAACCGGGTGGTCAAACATTCCTTGAAGCTATTGGTAAAGGTGCCAAAGAATCAGGAATCATTGGTTCTCTAGCTAAATTAAACAAAGAAAAAAGAGATATTGCAGAAAATCTAGCAACAGTAGATATTGAAACTTTAATGAATGTATATAAAATAGACAAGGATCAGGCTGCTGAGTTTTATCGTGAACGTGACTATGACTTTAAAGTTAAACAAGCAGAAGATAATGTAGCAATTGCTAGAGAAAGAATTGCAGTTGCTAGAACAGAGGCTGAACGAAAAGTTGCTCAATCTCAAGCAACCGCTGCTTTTGAACAACTAAAGATGCTTCAAACTGCACGTAAACCTCTTGGAAAAGATGCACAAAAAGAATGGACAAAGCAGTTTAAAGATATAGTTAAAGAAGATAATTTAAAAACTATTCTTCCTGAAGAAATAATTAAAAAATTTGATAAGTTAAACTTAGATAATGATGATAATTTAAAAGAAGGTTTAAGAATAAAAATGGCTGAAATACGGGCATTAAAGCCTTCTTTAACTGAAAGACAAATTTTAAGGGAAGCATTTGCCCATGTATATGGTCCTTATCTAAGAAAAATTAATGGCAACTAATTACTCTGATATTTTATTACCAGAAGAACCTACAGCACCAGCAGGTGTTGTAGCTGGTAGTACTACGCTTCCTGCAGATTATTCTGATATTCTGTTACCAGAAGGTGCAGTAGTATCTCCTGTTACTGTAGAAGACCCAGATGCTTTTTTAAATCGTGCTGGACGTTCAATTAATGAATTTCAAAAATCATTCTTTGAAGGTATTGGTACTATTGGTCGTCAATTAGGCAGTACTAATTTAGAAGAATGGGCAAAAGAAAACGCTGAACAACAAGAGTACGATATTAAAACTTATGGAAAACCAACAAGAACTTCTTCACTTACTGAAGGCTTGTCTGAAATTTCAAAGAAATATGACGATGAAGGTTTAGGTGCTGCTATTGAACGTGGTGCTATTCTTCTAAAGGACATGCTTGCAGACGCTGCCGGTTCTGCTGGTGTACCTGTAGCAGCAGGTATTGTTGGAGCATTAGCAGGTCCTGTTACAGGCGTAGCTGCAGTAGGTACTGGACTAGGTATTCTTCTTCCATTTATTGCAGGAGGTGCTGCTGGTGTAGGTCAAACTAGAGAAGAAGCTATTTCTATTGGTGCTGATCCTGACACTGCTGATAAAGTTTCTATAGCTGCTGGTGCAGGTATTGGTTTTCTAGACAGAGTAGGTGCTGGACTACTTATTAATAATCTTGTAAAACAATTTGGTAAAGAAGCTGTAGTTAAAAAATTAGCAGAAGAAGTAGGAGAAGAAACAGCAAAAACTGGAGTAGATAAAGCGTTGTCTTTTGCTAAGACAGTTGCTGTTGGTGGTACAAAAGCTGCTATAGGTGAAGCTGTAACTGAAGCAGGTCAAGAAGCTTTACAAATGTCTGCGGCTGGTTTAGCAGCAGGAAGAGGACTTATGCCTTATGAGGCTGCTGTTTATAATAAACGTCTTATTGATGCTGGCGCATTAGGCTTTGTCGGCGGTAAGGCTATTGGCACAGTTTCTGATATTGTTGCTACTGGTCTTGAAGCTGATATGCAACGTCAAGCAGAAGATATTGAGCAAACAAAAGAAAAACTTTCTAAAGTTGTTGAAGATAACGAGACGGAAATTGCAAGTACTTTTGGTGTAGAAACAGGTCTTCGTAAAGAAAATAAACTACGTGAAAATCGTGGTGTATTTGCTAACATATTTAGAACTGCAGTATCTCCATTGTACGATATGGCTAGGCGAGGAGATTCGCAAGCTAGAATAGTTAATTTATTAATTAATTATCCAAATACAGTAAGTCAGCTAACCGGAACATACCTAGAACAACTTGAACCTGCTCTTCAAGATTTGAAGAGAAGTTTCCGCATTCCTCTTTTACAAAGAGAAATTCCAAAAGCAATTAGTAGAAAAGTTTATAAGGTAATTGATACGGGTGTAGCAGATTCTGACGCAAGAGTTAATACGGCAGCGCAAACAATAAAAAATATTCTTGGAGAACTTCCAATTGATCCTGTTACTAAACAGGTACAACGTCCAGTTAAATTAAGTAAGTCTGAAGTTGAAAAAGCAATTTTTGAAGCAGAACCACTATACTCTGCTCAAGATGCTTTAGTAACAAATTCAATTACACAAGAACAATATAATACTCTTCAAGAAGAGGTAGCTGGTATTCGTCAGACGTATGAACAACGTGTACAAGCTGCTCCAAATGAAGAAGCAGCAATTAAAAATGACACAATTAAGTCAGATCAATTTAAATCTTTGTCAGGAAGAAAAATATTTGAACCTGAAATTACAGGTCTTTATAAACTTCTAACGGATGCTGGTATTGAACTTAACTTTGAAGAAAATTATTTTCCCCGTATTTATAAAACAGGAGTACTTGCACGTAAAAAAATGATGCAAGTACTAATGCGTAAAGGCAGAACAAAACAAGCTGCTGCTTCAATTGTAGATAATATTGAAGCTAATGATGGTGCATATAGTTTTAAAGAAGGTGAAGTTGAGATTAATCGTCCAAGAACTAAGAAGATGTCAAATAAAGAAGAAGGCTTTGAAAAAAATCGTAGGCTTTCTCGTGAAGAAGTTGAAGCTTTAGAAGAAGCTGGTCTTGTAGAAACTGACATTGCAGGTGTTCTAAGTAAATACATTCTTGATGCAAGCAGAAGGACAGTAGGAAAACAACTAGCAGACGGAATTAACCAAGAACTTTCTACTATGTCTTCTGAAGATATTTCTCCTACTGAGTTAAATCTTATTAGTGATATTTACGATGCAACTCAAAATAAATTTAAACCTTTACAGGACAATAGATTTAAAAGCTTTCAAAAATGGTTTTTAACTAGTCAGTATATTTTAACACTGCCACTAGCTGGTCTTACTTCTCTATCAGAACCTTTAATTATTCTGTCCCGTATATCACCTAAATATGCTTTATTTGGTACAAGCAAAGCATTATTTAATAGCCTTTCAGCAGGATTAAGAAAGTTCTTTCCAAAAATTAGTAAGACTAAGTGGGAGAAAGCTTTTTCAAGTATTCTTCAAGGTGCAGACGGTGTTTTGGCAGAACGGTTTGGAGACATTTCAGGTGTAACTGTTTCTCGTAAGGTTACTAATGCTTTCTTTAGGGCAACCCTACTAACTACAATGACTCAGATCAGTCGTGATATTGCCTTTCAAGCAACTCAGATGCAAATGAAAGACGATTTAAAAACTATTCGTAAAGTTGAAGGGCCAATGAAAGGTCAAAAAACTAAGGGATATTATCAGGCTAAAAAACGTCTTCTTGAACAAGGCATTGTTGAACCTAATAATGAAGTAGTTCAAAATTGGGCTAATGGTCAAACTGAAGTTGAACCTGAGATTATTCGGAAAAGCATGTCTAAAACTGTAGACGAGTTTATTATGGCACCTAATGCCATTAACAGACCTTTATGGATGTCTGATCCTCACTATGCTTTAGCATCACAGTTAAAAGGTTTTATGTTTGCTTTTGGTAATATTGTAGGAACAAGAATGTGGAGAGAAGTTGTCGTTCCACTTGCAAAAGCTAAACGTATTCCTTTAGCTGAAGCACTAAAGTATGCTACTGCATTAACGGCAATTATGGGAATGTCCATGTTTATTCAGGGTGTTAAAGATCAGATACGTTATGGAGAAGATGCAGATGAAAGTCCATTTTCAAAACTAGAAGGAAATGAACAATTATTTGAAGCAATCCTACGTACAAATATCTTTGGTCCTATAGGATTTGTTGTTGATTCTTTAAGAGCAAAAAAATATGGATCAAGCTTTACTACTGCATTACTAGGGCCAGCAGCTTCAACCCTAGAAGGTGTAGGTGTAGGTGCATATGACTATATTATTGATGGCGAACCAAGAAAAATATCTAGAGAAATTGCTAATTTAATACCTTTGCTGAGAAACCTTCCTCTTGTACGACCTATTAAAGAAGAAGTAGTAGACAAAATTGAAGAAAATTTTCAAGATGCTCGTGATTACATTGTTGATTAAGGAATAAGATAATGCCTGAAGGTGCTATGCTATGGAATATGTTGCTAAGTCTTGCTGCTGCTGGTATAATCTGGTGGGTAAGAGGGGTTACTACTCGTATTGAATCTATTACAAAACTTGTCAATGTAACACGTGAAGAGATAGCAAAATACTATGCCCTTAAAGAAGACGTAGATAAGGATATCCAAAAGTTATTAAATAGATTTGATCGTCTTGAAGAAAAACTAGATAAATTATTTGAAAGGATAGTAAGGTAGCAATGTCAATTGGAGTTATTAAAATGGTTATATTAGGATATATTATTGGATATTTGTCTCTTGCTGTAATCTATGTAGGGAGTATTTTGTAATGGCAATACCTTCTTCAATTACAAGATTTGGTAAGACAGAACCATTTGAATTACAAGTTGTTCGTAATCAAATAGAAAACCATAAAACGGTTTTTAAGTTTGGCTTTAATCCAGACGTAAACGGTGCAGAAGAAACTATCTGGGATGTAGGTGGTATTTACGCCTATCCTAGTTCTGCCGTTGCTATGACTGTAACAACAGATGCCGGTACACCAGCAAACGATAATGGTGTAAAGGTAATAGTCTTTGGTTTGGATGAAGATTACAATGAAGTTAATGAGGAAGTAACTCTTGCTGGTGCTGGTACAGCCACTACGACACAAACATTTATCCGTGTCTTTCGTGCTTATGTTAGCGGATCACAAGCACCGACAGGCAACCTGAACATCACCAACGGTGGGACGACATATGCTCGTATTACTCTTGGTGAGAATCAAACACTGATGGCTATGTGGACTGTTCCTGCTGGGTACACAGGATTTTTAGATCACGTCAACATTGCTACTGGTACGACTAACGCTAACCAGTACGTCACTGCTCAAATTGTCCAACGCACACAGGGCGGTGTGTTTCGAGTTATGATGAAACAGACCCTTGGTTCAGGTGGAGTTGCAGATTTTCTTATACGCTATCCAATCTCAGTACCAGAAAAAACAGACCTAGAAGTAAGAGCAATATCTTCTGGATCAAATAACCTTATTTCTGCAAACTTTTCTATGGTATATATAAAAAATAGTTCTGTAGATACTAACAACTATTCGCCATAGACATGCACAAAGATACTATAAAAACTATAGATTAAGCAAAGGGAGAAACGTCAATGGAGGGAGCCATTGATTTACGATTAGTTGTAACTTTAGGTGGAATACTATTTAGTGTTGCTGGTGCTAGTGCTGTAGCTAAGATGCAGATCAAACAATTAGTAGATAAACTAAATGATGTAGAGCAGCGTTTAAGAAAGATGGATAGTAATTATGATAAGTTACACACTTCTACAGAGACACAAGAACAAAGAATTTCTGTATTAGCTAATATGGCAAGTCCTGAAAATCTTAGACGTGATCACATGCAGTTAGCTGAAATGTTGACAACTATTAAGAATTTAGAAAAAGGTTATGATAAACTATATTCCATGCATAATGGAAAGCATCCGCCTGTAGCTAATGAAAGAAAAGCTGAGTAGAAGGGGAAAGACTTAGCGCCAAGAAGGGTCTTCAGATGTATTGTCTGTAGACCCTTCTTCTTCGTACTCATACTCTTCACCTTCTTCGTATTCGTATTCTTCTTCCTCTTCCTCTGCCTCCATCATCTTTACAAACCATTCACATTTCATAAAGATTTTTAGGCTACGTTCCTCTCCAAGAACTTCAAGAGATTTAACAATCTGTTGTTCAAGTTCTTCTACGGACTTAGGTTCAACCTCTTCGTCTTTCTTCTTTACCTTAGACAGAAGTTCAAGTGCTTTAAGTGCAGAGTTAGTATGGTTGTTATTTTTGGCAGCGGTGTACTGCTGTTCAAGTTCAGACAGAACATCAACACTTGTTTCCATTTCACGTTCAAGGTTCTCGATACGTTCAAGAACTGCTGTGTTATGAATAAGCCTATGGCCTTGGTTATGTGCTGATCGTGGAGAATAACCGGCAGCTTTAGCAGCTTCTGTGGCATTACGATAGATAATATATGCCTGTGCAAACTTTTCCTGCTGAGTAGTAAGTCCTGCCATGTACTATTCCTTCATATTGCTGCGAGCAACGCCTTTGAATTTCTCTGCTGTACGCATACCACCAAGACCCAATAGAGAAAGCATTAGTGTCATAAGTGATTCTGTATCAAGTACAGGAAGAATAAGTGTAGGGTACCAAATAGCTAGTCCCCAACTGGCAATAGGTGCAAGAATAAACTGCCAAGCAAAAGCAATACAACATACCCACATGATAGCAGGTCTTGCTCCAGCGACGAAGATGCTGGAATGCTTTGCCTGTTCAAGATTGGTTTGTGCTTGAGCAAGATCAAGTGCAATAATCTGTGACTGTAGTTCAGCATTAAGCTTTGTCTTCAGGTCTTTGTCCTCAACAAACTTGTCAAGAACTTTACCTGCTACACCTACTACTGCTTCTGCAATTCCTAGCATTATTCTACCTCCTTAAATAATGTTGTATAATCTGTCTTGTCGTACTGTGTAGAAGACTTAAATACTTCAGACACAAGAGTATTCTCACCGTACACATACAGATTCATTTCTATGTCTTTATTAGAAAATAACCGTTCACAATCTTGTGCCATTGCAAGCAGTTCTCCAGTAGTCCAGAAATGTACACCATTAGTTTCAACCCTCATGTACTTCTGTTTACCATCATCCGTCTTACTGTTCTGCATTTCTTCAGTAACTTCAGGAACTGAACAATCAAAACCAAATAGATGGAAAGTCCTGCATCCTAGAATATGGAACATTCCAATTGCTCGCATTGCTGAACAAGTACCACCAGTAACAAATGTAGTATCAGCAGAAATATTAATTGTTTTGTTTACTTCAAACTTTTCACTGATAGCTTTATCACGAATTGCTTCACTATAGGCGTGCCAGCCATAAACATTGTCAGTCTTTGACATAATTACTTTTGTGGCACTAACGTCAGTCATTGAAGCGACAAGAAACTTGGTGCTAGGATCGACTGTTTCAAACAAATCCTTACGAACAATACCATGTGTTGATACGCCTTCTACTGGTCGTGGATCAAGAACTACACAGGCATACGGTTTAATACCGTTCTTTAATAGTAGCGGATAACTATGCTTTACACAAATAACAGGTCCACCAGTTTCCTTGATCTTTTTCTTTAGTAGCTTCCAATCAATTGAAGGACCGGCAGACACAATAATTGCTTCTTTATTGTTAGGCTTACATTGCTTAACAAAATTCCAACGCTTGATAAGATTGACGTTTTCATTAATGTTTTTAATAATGTCGTCCTTTGGCATTGAGTCACGTGGCTGCACTACAATAGGTACACGTAGCAGACTGTCAGGTAGTGGACCTGCCTTGTCAGTGTTACGGCATACTGCAAGGTGGGTAATGCCTCCACCCTTTACACGATCAGTAGAAGGAAGAACTACACAAGGCTTTCCGTCCTTTTCAGTTAGTTCTTTTACAAGCCTGTTAGTACCTTGATGTTCTTCTCCCAGAATGTTTCCTTCAGGATCAGGTGTAAAGTAATCGTCAAATACAATTAGATCACAGTGGTTAAGATTACCATAATCAGAACGTACAGTTTCTTCACTATGTCCACCATCAATGTAGGCAAACTTACTCTTTAGTACTTCCTCACGTGCTTCAGGAAGTGTTTCTTTACTGTCTCCCTTAAACAGCTTAAAGGTAAATGTCTTATTGTTCTCTAACATCTTACCTGCAAAATCAGTAAGACGCTTTTCTACTGCTTCAAGAAGATTATGTGGCTTACTATTAAGTTCATAAGCATCTGATTCTTCAGTAGCTTCTTCAAACAGATCAAAGCCAACATAGTGTACCTTGTCATGCTTTTCAAAAGCAGCTAGTGCCATTTCAATTGCTCTGCCACCATTCCATGTACCTACCTCAACAATTGTACCGTCACAGTAATGCCGTACTAGATCGGCAAGTTGTTTGTAGCGTGGCAGCTTAACGTCAGGAGCAACAGTATCTTTGGACAGATTGTTCTTTAAGTTACCCTTATAATGCACCATGTATTGAGACAGCGGTGAATTTTTAAATGCTGCTAGTCCTTTCACATTAGGTGTAAGATTGTGTGCTTTCATGCCATGAGCAATATAAATCTTTAGCAGACGTTCAAAAATAAAACCATCATGCCATTCACGATACATGATAGTTTCACCAATGTCATAGCATCCACGCAGATCAGCGAGGAGATATAGAGGAGTTTCGTAGTTTAGGTTGAAGGCGACAAAAGAAGTTTCTGAATAGTCAGTATCCTTACGACCAAGATGTACAATCTCTGCTTTATCAGGAAGAATCTTACTAATCTTTTCTTCTGAAAGAGGCTTTGTAGTTACTGTGTCAGCATCCAGCCAGATTAGCCAGCCACCCTGTACTTCATTCTCTGAGATTTCAAAAGCAATATCAGTCATTGCATAGACTTTGTGACACCACTTAACAGCATCCATACGCCAGTTATAAGCTACCTTGCCACCCGCTGTACCATCGTAAGCAGCCATACGTTCACGATAAGCCAGCATATCTTCTACTTCATTTAGATTACGATACTCAATATTCTTTGCCTGTGGAAAAGAAGCAACAAGTTCTTCATCGCAATCGTGGTAGTAAGCTGTAAGGTGTAAGTCTTTATACCAGTTATCTACGACAGATTCAAGCATGTTTCTAGCATAACGCTCGTATCCATCTGCACTAAATGATGTAACAAATTTTATCATGGTTATCCTCCAATTATTTTGGTATAAAAGTCTTTCCACTCTTCAGCATACTCGTCATCTATCTCTCGCTTACCCTTCCAAGTAGGATAAACTGGTCCACCCGTTGTAAAGTGTACATTCTTTGGATTTACATCTGCGGCTGAAGTTCCGTCTAGCCAGTTCCATTCAACTGGAATATCTCCAATAGGAAAGATATCAATCCATTCAAAAGCATGTAACCAGCTTCCACTTCTAACATTAACATCCGAAATTGTCAACTCTTTCATCCAAGGATGATCACAATTCCATAGAACAAAAGATGACCAGTTCTTTCTGTTATAGATGGTTTGTACCTGCCCATCCATCTTTTCTTTTTCTTGAGGAACGTGCGTATGCTGTACACAGCTAATAACATTATCTTTATCTGATCCATATACATCAAATACTTCTGTAATGTCTGAACGAACAAACATATCAGCATCCATAAATAATGCTAGACCCGACATCTGGTTTAGAAATGGTACTAGAAACCTAGTAAAGCTAAACTCAGTAGAGAAGGGTTTGCCATCAAAAACATCAACCTTCGTTCCTTCTAAGTTATACTCTGGACTGCGCCAATACAAGCCAGCCCTGCGAACTTCCTTCTGTACAATAGGGACTATATTGTACGTATGGGTAGTGTGCATACGTATAGACTTATCTAGCACTCGAACATAGTCATGTTCACGAGGATCATAGCCTATGTATATTGTTGGTAGTTTATTGATAGGCAAACCCTGTACTCCTACTCTATCGTAATTTGTTTTGGTTTTTCTGCTTCAGGAATAATCTTTTCAATTTCAATTTTAAGAATACCATTCTTTAAGGAAGCATTAATTACTTTCATGTATTCTGAAAGATAGAATACACGGGTAAACTTACGAGCAGCAATCCCACGATAAGTGCAGGAAGGTGCATCTTCTTGCTCACGTGTTTCACCGCAAACAGTAAGAATGTTAGGTTCAATTTCAATTGACAGATTGTCTTTATCAAACCCTGCAACTGCCATCTCAATAATGTGCTTATTGTCTTTTTTATAAATGTTATGTGGGGGATAGGCAGTTGAGTTAAGTACTGATTGTGCAACGTAACTCATTGGTTCAAAATGCTTTTCAATATCAAGCATAAAGTTACGCATCTTTTCAAATTGTGGGGAAAAGGAAATTAGATTCATGTATACCTCCTTGTATAAGCGAGTTGTTAAAAAGGCCAGTCCGCATTTGCCAGACTGACCTTGGAAGTATACTTGTTAATTTTTAGTTTGTCAACTACTTTTTTTCAAACTGCTTTGCAAGAATGCGAATAGTTGTACTGGCATCAGTCATAAATAGTGAAGGTACAAAAGCATGTACCATTAACTTTAGACTGGCACTAATTAGCTTATAGATAATATAGAAAGCACCTAGCATATGGCACAGATAAGACATTCTTACTGACCTAAGATGGTATCTAGATTGTTTGTAAATATTATTCAAAGTCTGGTCCTCTAAACCAACATGCTAAACTATAGCGTTGTCCCTTGGTTACTGGTGTTACCCTATGAAACATAAAGGAAGGAAAGACAAGAATACTGCCCTTGTTTCTCATTTCCTTTACTGTGTTGTATCTGGAGTTAGCATCAGGAGTACACCACCTTTGTATCTGAAAGTCACCTCCCTCAAAACTATCATTGAGAGAAACACATAGTGTAAGCTTTCTGATTACAAGATCGTCTTCACTTTCAACGCCAACATCCATATGCCAGTCGTACTGTCCCCCTTGGCTGTACGTACTGAACTGCGGTGTTTCAAAACACATGACATGAAAGTTCCAGTTAGCTGCCTCGTTTGCCTTCTGAGCATAAAGCTGAAGTATTTCAGATAGTTCTGAATTGTTCAGCCAGCTAATTGAACTTTCCCGTACATCAGGATCAAAAAATGTTCCGTCCTTCTCGTGTAAACCACCAGAGTTTTGCTTATTGGCAAGTCCCATAGTAACAAGACCATCACAAAAAGCTGCTGGTAGTTCTTTGTCAAACACGTAGTAAGGAAATTCACTGATCATTACTTTTTCTTTGGTGTATTCTTTTTAACTGAACTGTCGGAGTTACGACTATAGGAACTGTTCTTACTCTTTGTAGTAACTCGAATATTCTTTGGTGAATTGCTGCCACCTTTACTTAGTGGAACAATATGATCCAGTTCCTTACCATCACCTACTGCAACCTTACCCGCCTTGATTGCATGTCGTCTTGCCTTGTTGCGTTGTACACGCATCTTGATCTGATCAGGCTTTGATTTGTAGTTCTTGTTCTCCCGCTTGTAGTCTCGTGCCATTTGTGTCTCCTTAATTTGCCCATACCTCTGACCAGTTACCTGTCAATGCACCTTTGGCATAGTCAGTTGCACGGTTCTCAAAAAAGTTAGTATGTGTTGGCGCATTGATCATTTCTTCTACCCAAGGAAGGGGATTAGTCTTTACTTTAAAGATACCTTTCATGCCCATAGAGATAAGCCTACGGTCTGCTATATATCGTATGTATTCTTTAACGTCAGTATCTCTAAGTCCTTCCACCTTCCCCATGTTAAACGCCAGATCAACAAATTTGTCTTCAAGATCAACCATCTTAGTTGCAATCGTATAAATTTCTGACTTAATTTTGTCATTCCAAATCTCTCTGTTTTCTTCCAGATAAGTACGGAAAAGCCGGATCATTCCTTCAGCGTGTTGTGTCTCGTCAACAATTGACCATGTGACAATCTGACCCATGCCTTTCATTTTACCATGACGGGGAAAGTTCAGCAACATGATAAAGCTGGAGAATAGTGCAAGACCTTCAGTAAAAGCAGAAATAGCAGCAATCTTTACTGGCAGCGAAGCACCTGTATCAACCTTAGACAGGAAGTATTCATGCTTCTCGCGCATAGCATCATATTCAAGAAATTCGTTATACGTACTTTCAGGCATACCTAGAGATTCAATAAGGTGAGAATACGCAGCAATGTGTAATGCCTCACGTGCAGCGAAGCTGGAAAGCATCATACGAATTTCAGGCTGTGGAAACATTGGAAGATAGTTCTTCACATAACCACCGGCAACGTCAATGTCTGACTGTGTAAAGAAGCGGAAGATATTAGTAAGAAAATACTTCTCTTCAATAGAGAGATTGTTTTTCCAATCCTTTACGTCTTCGATCATAGGTACTTCAGTATGTAGCCAGTGTGACTGCTCATGCTTTAACCATAGATCATATGCCCAAGGATAATGAAAAGGCTTGAAGTAATTACGTTCGTCTTGAAGTTTAAGTTTATCAGTCATTGTATTGCACTATCCTGTAATTAGCCCAACCAGTATTAGAAGCTTCTTTCTTTGCCTCTTTCTTTGTTGAATAAAGCGTCGGCTTGTGATTACCATTCTCATCTACTTCGAATAGATCAAGAACATACACATATTTTCCATCAATAGGTACTTGTACAGCAAACATTATATTAATTACTCTTCTTTTCAGTCGTTTTCTTTCCACGCTCCCCACACATTTTCTGCGACCCATTTAGTGTGAGTGTCACTAAACCAATTTTGTCTGATTGATTCCATTTTATCCTCTTTAGACTGAGGTTTTGGATAGTATGTGCACTGATCATATAGATCAAGCACATATTCTTCATTAACGACATTAACATCTACTATATAGATACCAAGATCTTCTTGAGAAAATTCTTCTAAAGCCTTGTCAGCATCCACAACATCTTTTGCCCATTCAACTGGTTCACATGGTTTATTTGGATTCAATTTTTGTAGATCGTCTTTATGAATAACGTAACGTATTAAAAAAGGTGAAATACAATTTACAATAACATAATCTTTATTTGACATAATTAACCCTCACAAGCTAAACATTCTTATAAATAAAAGAGCCAAAATATTTTATTACTTCATTTTTCCATTCTTCAAATTCTGATTCAGTCCGAATAAATTTTAATACAGTTGCAATCTCTTTTTTAGGAGCATTATCTATATGAAAACACTCTTCCAGATATTCTACTGTTATGTCTTCAGTTTGATCTTCTGATAATCTAATCTCGTATAACATTATTTATCCCTCACACGCTAGACATTCTTCACCAGAGGCTAGTGCCTCCATATCAATCTCTTTGATAATCTGACGTTCAATCTTACGAGAGACACGATCAGCCTTATTGATTTTCTCTGAACGGCAGTAATACATTGTCTTTAGTCCCTTCTTCCATGCCATGAAGTGTACTGCATGTAGATAGCTGATGTTAACGTCAGGACGAAAGAAAACATTTAGTGACTGAGACTGATCAATGTACTCCTGACGATCAGCAGCATGTTCAATTACCCAACGCTGGTCAATCTCCATCGAAGTTTTATATATGTCTTTCTCGTAATTGTCAAGACATTTCAGATGCTGAACTGAACCATCGTTAGCAATAATGGAAGACCAAATCTTGTCGTAGTTAAGTGAACTATCTTTGCTGCACTTATCTTTGATAAGCTGATCAAGGAACTTATTCTTGTTTAGAAACGCACCACTAATTGTATCTTGCCTGTAGGCGTTTGCTCGCCAAGGTTCAATAGAAGGTGATGTGTTTCCCATAATGATCGAAGAAGAAGCATTGGGTGCAATTGCCATGATATGACTACAACGCCGTCCTGTCCCGAAAGCGTCAGGTGCTTCACCTCTGATCTTTCCAAGGTCGATGTTGGCTTTATCAAGTCCTTCTCTGATGTGTTTGAAAATTCTTCTATTAGTTGACTTTGCAAGTGCAGATTCAAAGGGCATACCTTTCTTTTGCAGATAGGCGTGGAATCCCAATGCACCAACTCCAACTGATCGTTCGCGTATAGCGGAGTACTTTGCACGGCTAATAGAATCAGGAGCAGCATCAATAAACTTTTGTAGAACATTATCAAGCATCTCCAGTACATCACGAAGGAACATTTCGTCCTTGGACCATTCGTCATAGTACTCAAGGTTTACGGAAGATAGACAACAAACAGCAGTACGATCCTTGTCAGTAGGAAGAATAATTTCAGAGCAAAGATTTGACTGCTGAACTTTAAGACCCTTTTCCTTTAGCCATGAAGGAAGCTTCTCATTGGAACGATCAATGAAATGAAGGTAAGGTTCTCCAGTGTGCATACGTAGTTCAAGAATACGCTGCCATAGATCACGTGCAGAAACAACTTCTTTTACTTCATCTGTGTGAGGGTCTTTTAATTCCCAGCTATCGTCAGCATAAGGATTAGTCATACAGTTCTCAATGATCTGCATAAACTCGTCAGGAATATTAATGCCGTGGTGCATGTTCAGACAACGAAAGTTCTGATCACCAGTCGGCTTTCTCATTTCAAGAAAAAGTAGGATGTCAGGATGGTCAACGCTAAGATATGCAGCGTAAGAACCACGACGTGTTTTACCTTGCCTGTACGCCAATGAGGATGCGTCATACATTCTAAGGTGTGGCATAACCCCAGTAGATTTATCATCAGCAGCGCGTATACCGAAACCAATTCCAACTCCACCTCCTAGCATGGACAGCCAGTTAGTCTCTGATAGATTATCTACAAGACCTTCTGCTGTATCGTTGATGTAATTTAAATAGCAAGAGATAGGCAGTCCACGTGAAGACCTACCATAAGACAGAATAGGAGTAGAGTAGGACAGCCAATGCTTTGAAGAATAATCGTACAGTCTCTGTGCATGATCAGGATTGCTGGAAAATGCAGAAGAAACGAAGGCAAATCTTTCCTGCGGAGAAATCTCTCCGTCTGCCATGTACGATTCTTTTAGTCTTGTTACTCCTAATTTATCAAATAAAGTATCTCTGTTCGGGTCAACCGTGATGCCCATGAATTGTGTCTCCTATTTTGTTTGGGTTGAATCGTGAAGGAAAAGCATAATCATAGCATAATGTATGATCTTGAGCAAGTCCTTACGGTTTCTGCCGTCCTTTTTACCGTATCTCTTCCAGTATTTTAGCACATTACCCATACAAAATCCTTCACCATATTCAGCATCAATGATCGTATCAGTTGCTTGGTATTTACCTTGTGCATAATGCTGGCTGTATGTAGCATCTATATACTTCTTTAACTCTTCAAGAATCTTATCTTCAGTGTAATTATACTTAATAACAGGAGCAGCATCACTTTCTTTATTCCTGTTGCGGTACATGTTTACAATCTCAGTATCACGGTCCATATATATCACCTATTTGAATGAAAGTACAGTGTTAATTCTTCGTCGTACATATTTTACTTCACCTGAACGAAGAACCTTAAATGCAAAGCTACGCATATAGGCAGGATCAACTCCTGCCATATCACATACGTCAACATAGTCCTGTGCAGTTACTCCTACTGAAGCAAAGAACCATGCCTGTGCATGTCTACGTGCATAGATTTCTTCTTCAGGTTCGTGGATGCTTTCAGGCTTTGTTGCGTCTAGAAGTGCTTGAAGTATTACGCTTAGAAAGAGTACTCGTTCTTGACTTTGTTCTTTTTCCAGTGTCTGTTCTACTTCCAGAAGAAAGGCTTCTTCCTCGTTCATTGTACCACTTTTCTACTACTGAAACTTCAGCTAGGCTGGTGAACTGAAAACCATTCTTCAAACACCAGTCAGCATAAGTTGACTTACCACCTTTGTTTAATTTCTTTTTAGGATTATCAAATACAAATCGAACATCAAGATCAGGATGTGTTTCTTTTAGAAACATATGCTTCTTTCTGTCTTCAAGAGTAAACCTACCTTTAACTTCTATGATAATTCCGTTGGGAAGGACAAAATCTGGAAGGTACTTTTTGTACTCTAACCAAGTGTACTGAATATAGTACGGTTCAAACTTGTATTGAAGTTCGGCTAGGTTAAGATAATCTGCTGTGGTTCTTTCTGACTTTGATCTAAATTTTATCATGTTACTTCCGGCACATTAGGTTCTTTACCTACTTGGACAAGATGCTTCGGACCATTTGAGTAATTGAATGTACGAATACCTTTACCACCATTCGCATCTTTCCAACAATCATACTTGTAGTCACAAAAAGAACAGCCAACGGCCAGACGCATATTACCACTGGAACCATCAGGAATAGGATCATAACACTTTTTTGGAGGAGCATCATGTTCAAGAAATGCTTTGATATAATTGATTCTATTTTCTGCATTGATCATGTCCATGCTGTGAATAGGACAGTAAGCAATCTCTCCTCCTGATTTATCAATTGCAATAAATCCTGCTTCAGTAGTGTTGTTTGCTGTGCTGTATGCAGATATTTGTGCAATGTATCCAAAAGGATCGTCTGAAACTACAGTACCTTCCTTAAACTTCTTAAAGCCATAAGGTGAAGCTGACTTAAAATCAACTAGTACATCATCAACGATAGCATCGTGATGACCTACAACACCTGCAACCTCGACTTCCTTCTGTTCTTCTTTTACTGTATGACCTGACTGCTTGCACAGAAAGATAAGCAACGCCTCAAGAATATCACCATACAGAAACTTGATTAGCGTAGGACCGGAAAGCTGTTCTTTCTCTGCGCCACTTTTTAGATCATACCAAATCTTCCTGTCTGGATGACCAATAAGAGAAAGGCGAAGTGTCTTCTTACGATCCTGTTGCTTACGAGAGAGGGCAGAGACAATAGACTTCTTGATCGACTCGGCTAGTTCTTCCAGATCATTATTATTAATTGTTATCTCTGTGTTGCTGGTAAAAAGATCATAAATATCTTCTACCAGAGTGTCGATTTTTTTCATTGGCCTATCATCCCTGCCCTAACCTAGTTAGGCAGCAGCCTTTGCGGGAGAGGCTGAACTTACTAGGCGATAGCGAGTATACGGTACACCTTCCGGTGTCATGGCCTTTAGAGTAAGAATCTTGTAGCCACGATTGCGGAGACGAGCAATAGTAGCAGTTAGATTTTCACACCAGCCATGCTCAATGGCAGTCTTACGAGTAACACGCATACGACGCTTTAGTGCTGATAGAATCTTGTCTTCGTTAGTCATTCTGTTTTACCTTTCCTATGATCAAGCAGTCCCACTCCACACCTGCTTGTATTATGTTGTCCAACTCCAAGTGACAACCCCTTGGTGAATTACGTTATGTTATAGAGCGATTTCTTCCAGATCATTTGATTCGTTTGAAACGGTGTAACCACCTTCAACAGTATCAAAATCGCTACGAGCATACTCAACAAGCTTAACTACTTGAACAGCATCAAGTTCAGCAAAGGTACCATAGCTGTTAGTGTACACATGGAACTTTGCATTGATCTTGCTACCGTTACCAATCAGCATACCATTCCAAGGATTATTCTGTGAATCCTTTACGATGGGAGGACTCTTCTGTTCACCGGACTGATAAGCCACCTTACGCTTTAGCGTAATAAACATGCCTCGATTATGTTCTTGCTTGTCGCACTTACGAACATTAAGGTCTAAATCTTTTAGCATCTTAGCAGTATTGTCGTCTAGATTTCCTACGTCTACCTGCCAAGAAGGTACATACTTAGTATTAGGTTGTACAAGGCTTGCCCAGAAAGCTTCGCCGCTAATGATGTAGTTCTTGCTCTTTTCAACCATAGTCTGTTTTCTTCCTTTCATTTTCATAGTGCCACACAATGTGGCTGTCTAAGGATTGTTAATATACACAACTCACTTACGCATGTCAAGCACTTTTTTTACACAGTCACCATACTCCATTAAGTCAGTTTGCTCAACCATAAAACACGGCCTACCGGGAAAGTGTTTACCATAATTCTCTTCACGAAGCAACATCTTTGCAGGATAAAAGCCTTTTAGTCTATAGGAATTTTCTCCCTCTTTGATCATAAGACAGAAAAGATCAACTGAAGGTACTGAAGGTTTCGTTAGTGAACCAGATTGAACAAGTCTTCCTGTCTTATATCTGGTTGACTTGATGTCGATAGCCATGTTGTCAATAAGGGCATCTCCATCATCTGTTCCCTTTTCTTTTGACTTTATTGAAAAGTCAAAGATAGGTTCAGGATATTTTCCTATAAGTTTAAAGAAAGCAAGTTCAGATTCAACTCCATCTCTGTCAATTTCAATTGAAGTTCTTTTCTTATCTTGCTTATTATCAAACACACCTTCTTTCCTGTTTTTAGCATATCTACTGTCAGCAATCAAATGTGCTAACTGTATCTCTGCATCATTAAGAATTACTAGTGTGTCTCTGCCCAGTTCAGGCCGATTTTGTATTCGCTTCCTAGTGGACATCGTACATTCAGCTTCCTTTCTGTTTCCTTCATTGCAAGCTTGGTAACTTCACCAAACTTTTCAGCATCTTCCTTGTGTACTTCAAACTGATACTCGTCGTGTATGCTTGCGACAAGATCAGCACGTAGTTTACGAATTTTCTTCAGCTTGTCAATCTCAATCAACCACTGCTTACAAATAATCGCACCTCCTCCTTGAATTAGAAGGTTTAATGCTGCATGTTGAGAACGAACTATAAGCTTACGCCCATCAATACCAGCTAGGTTTCCTCTTGCTGCAACTTTATCAACTTTTTCTCTGAAAGTTTTTAGAGAGGGTACGTTCTCAAGAAACTTGTCAATCAAACCCTGACCTTCATTCCAACCACCACCAACAATGCTACCAATCTTTGCAGGACCAGCACCATAGATAAAAGCATAGATAAACGTTTTTGCTTGATCACGTGTTTCAAGTCCTGCTGCATTCTGGTTAGCTGTATGAATATCTCCTTCAACTACTTCTTTGATAAACTTAGTGTCACCAAGATAATGTGCTAGAACACGTAGTTCAAGAGAAGAAGCATCACAACCAACAAGAACATTGTTTGGGGAAGCAACAGTCCAACACTCCCTACATTCTTTTCCATAAGGAGAATAAACTGCCGGAACCTGCGCGACATTGGGAGAATTATGTGCCATTCTACCAGTGACTGCACGCAGTGTAAGAACCTTTCCATGTACTTTACCGTCCTCCTGTACAAGTTCAAGCCATGACTTGACCTGTGCTACACGTTTCTGAAGAAGAAGATACTCTGCAATTATCTTTGCATCAGGTAAATCAATTTCCATCAGAACAGTTTCGTCAACGATTGGATGACCCTTTTCAGTAGTCTTCTCGGGTACCCAACCCTGTTCCATCAGTCTACTTGCAATTTGCTGTCGGCTTGCAGGATTGAAGATAGTTACTTTGTCCTTTAACTTTTTACCTGTCTTCTCTGAATATCTTTCTTCAACGATAGGAGGATACCTTTCTTGAAGATCGTTCTCAATCTTCGTTGCCATATCCTCCAGCTTGTTAACTAAACACATTGACTTTGGAATGTCCAGAGCAAATCCGTTACGTTCTTGCTGATTGATTAATGCACGTACCTTATGTTCAAGATCAATTGATTGCTGAGAAACACCCAGTGTTTTGATTTCTTCCTGCAAGGAGATGTATACACGTTGTGTAACGTCTACGTCACGCTTGCAGTAAGTAAGCATCTCTTCAGTGAACTGTGAGTAGTCACTGAAATCAATCTTATTGAAATTAAGACGTTCACCCCATGCTTCCAAAGAATGTCCACCATCACGAATAGGATTGCAAAGCTGCGACAGGATAAGCGTATCCTTAATCTGTGAAAGCTTTATGTTCGTTCCGGCAAGACGATTAAGTACTGGTGCATCGAAGCTAATGCCATTGTGCATAACGAAAGTTTCGATGTTCTTAGCGAAGTTAGGAAAAGAAGTATAGCAGTCATCCTTAGTCCATTCGTAAACCTTTCCACTTTTAACTTCCTTGGCAACAATACAATGTATCTGTGTAGCGTTGAGGCTATCAGTTTCAATGTCAAGAATAACTTCCATGTTTACTCCTAAAGAGAAATGTCGTCGTCGTTATCCGGTGAGTCACCTATGTTAGTAACTTCATGCAGTCTACCAGTTTCCTTGTTAAAGAACAAGTGACAAGCTACCCCAGTTTCACCTGCATAACGATTTTTCAGAACACGAATGGTAGTAGTGTTTGCTACGTTAGGATCGTCAGCCTGTTGATCACGTTCCATAGCAACCACAGCATCACTCAACTGTGCAATGGACTGTGATCCACGTAGATGTGCCAAGCTTACTTCCTTTCCTTCTTCATGTCCAGAATCAGAACCTGTACGTCGAAGGTGAGAGACAAGTAGCAATGAACAGTTTGTTTCTTCTACCAGACTACGTAGCTTTGTCATCAGAATGTCAATGTTCCTACGTTCGTCCATGCCTTCCAATCCTGACACAAGAATGGAAAGATGGTCAAGGAAAATCCACTTACAGTCCAAAGCTTTTACCATGTATCTGACACGTGCCAGAATTTCTTCTGTACCCATAGAACCGAAATGGTCAAAGGCAAAGAACCTTCCTGTACCTACAGTATTCTTTTGCCAGTTAGTAAGGTCTTCCTTACCAAAAGCTTCACGTACTTCACGAATGTACAGCCGTGCGTTAGCTTCAACTGACATGAGGTGAAAGATAGTGTTACGCACATTCTCTTCCAGAGAAATAACACCAATGTTGTCTTCAGTATTCTTGAGGACATGGTGCATCAGTTCTCGCATTACACTTGACTTACCTGTACCTGTGCCAGCAGTGAGGGTAACAAGTTCACCAGTACGAATACCGTACAGCTTTTCGTTCAGACCTGCAAAGGGATACAGGCATGTCTGCTGTTGCGTCTCTTCGTACAGTGCATCACCATAGTCGGCAAGGTTAACAATACCTGCTGGAGTGTACACCTTCGCTGCCCACCAGCAACGAATGTATTCTTCCTGCTTACCAATCTTCAGGTACTCGTTAGCATCCTTCAGTTCATGCTGTACGATCTTACACTTGTTAGGTTCAAACAGTTCAGCAACCTGACGCGCAGCTTTCTTGCCCTGTTCGTCCATGTCGAATGAAATGATAATGTTGTCAAAGCTGTTAAGAAAGTCATAGCTTCCTTTACAGTTTCGTACTGCTGATGCTGCTCCGTCCTTGATTGAAACGACAGGCCATTTGTTACCCATCATCTGTGAGATGGAAAGTGTATCAATTTCACCTTCACAGATAGTGACGTACTTACCTCCCTGCTGGCAGACGTTCTGACCAAACAGGACTGCACGACCAAGCGAACCTGCCGGTTCAGCGACAAAAGATTTATCTTCAACTACGCGAACTTTGTTGGCGACATGCGTACCATGCTTGTCGAAGTAAGGATATAGATGTTTGATTACATTGCCTTCTGCGTCTTGTGCAATACGCACACCGTAACGCTGGCAAGTTTCCTTTGTAATTTTCCTGTCTTTGATTTCAGACACAAAGCCATAGTTGTTAGGCTTTCCCACGCTATACGCAACTGCATGTATGCTATCATCAAGAGGCATTGAATTTTCTCCGTTTGGTGAAAAATAAGTGTTACAGGAATAGCAGAAGCTATGACCGTCGTTGTACAAGACACAGCCGTCAGAAGATGCACAAGTTTCACTAGGGCATTCCCCACGGCTTACCTCACGGCTAGTCGTTTGATGTATCATCGCTTTCCGCTTC